GCAGGAATGAAACTCAGCTTGTAAAAATACGAAGTGTATATTTTATACTGGGATTGTTAATTGGTATGGCAGTAAGTATGAGTTCAAAACTCTATGCATACGATGAGAATGGTGAGGCAGTTTGTCTTGCAAAAAACATTTACTTTGAAGCAGGTAATCAACCTCTTGCAGGTAAGGTTGCAGTTGCACAGGTAGTGTTAAATAGAATGGAACATTCATCTTATCCCAAAGATGTATGTGGTGTAGTGTATCAGGCAAAGTGGAGAGAAAACTGGAAGGGACAACAGGTTCCTATCCGACATCAATGTCAGTTCAGTTGGTTCTGTGATGGTAAATCAGATGAACCTCTAGACACTGATACATTTTATGAATCGTATATCGTTGCATCAGATGTTCTTATGGGTAAGTATCCTGACATCACTGAAGGTGCAACTCATTATCATTCAATAATGGTTGAACCATATTGGGCAGAAACACTGAACGAAACAGTTCAGATTACACATCATATATTTTATAAGTGAGGAATTATGAGAAAGTATTTGACAGAGACTAATTACATATACAATGGAGTGCAACATAGATATGCATTTCCAAATGGATATGGTGCAAGTGTAATTAAACACGATTACTCTTATGGTGGTAAGAGTGGTTTATGGGAACTTGCAGTTCTAGACAATATGGGTCAGGTTGACTCAACAACTCAGATTACAAATGATGTCATTGGACATCTTACATGGGAAAGGGTTGAGAAATATCTTGAGAGGGTGAAACTATTATGAATTATTTAAAGGATAGTGCAGAAGAAATGCAATCATATATTACAGATACTAATATTGATTTATGGAAAGACACACCATTTGCAGGTTATGTCTTTATGTCAAACAAGAACAAGGGTTCATTTGGTGAAAGATTATTAGAACTGATTTGGAAGAAACAGGGTGACACAGTTGAACCACCTACAAATGCAGGTCATGACAGAATCGTCAATGGTAATAAAAGAGAGATTAAGTTTTCTCTTGCAATGACTAACAGAAAAGAAGAGAAGATAAATGATTATCAATATATCATGAATCATGTCAGTGCAGGAAAGGACTGGGATGAATTATATTTCTTTGGAATCAACAGTGATTTATCAACAACAGAAATCCTCTTGACCAAGAAAGACTTCCTTGATATACTAGAAGATGAAAACCAACCATACTTCAAATCACAACAGGGTGGTAAGAAAATTGGAAACGATGATTACATCTGCAGTGGTAAAGGATTGTTGGAATTATACGAAAGTAGTTGGAACAGAATATGAATTTATTTTACTTAGACAAAGACCCAACAACATGTGCAGAACTGCATTGTGACAAACATGTTGTTAAGATGATTATTGAATATGGTCAGTTATTATCAACTGCACATAGGATGTTGGACGGAGACCCATATGTATCTCAGACTCTAGGTGGTCGTAGAATACAAAGATGGAGACACCCTGACGAAGTCATGGAACAAACACTATACAAAGCAAGTCACATCAATCATCCAACTACACAATGGGTCAGAGAAAGTGCAGACCATTATCAACACTTACTTGCACTATGGAGACAATTATCTTTTGAATACACTTATCGTTATGGAAAAGTTCATGAGACATTCAGAAAACTAAATGTAGTATTGTCTGAACTTCCTAGAAATATTCCTAAGGTTGGTTTTACAGAACCACCTCAGTGTATGCCTGACGATGTGAAGTCAGAAAGTGTTATAGATGCATACCATAAATACTATGCAGTTTACAAAAAGGATTTTGCAAAATGGACTAACAGACCAGTCCCCAACTTTATGAGTGTTTGATGCCAACATATGTATTTTTAAATAATGAGACAGGTGAGATTGAAGAACACTTCATGTCCTATACAGTCTTAGACGAATTCAAAGAAAACAATCCACATCTTAAACAACAAGTCACTGGTGCAAATATTGTCAGTGGTGTTGCAACTAATTTTAAAGTTGATGATGGATTCAAAGAAGTTTTATCTAAAGTGGGTGATGCACATCCTGGCTCTAATGTTCATGCAGAACATGGGACTAAAGATATTAAAAGAGAGAAGTCTGTAAAGACTATTCAGAAACATGCAAAACTACAAGCGGAAAAATCATGACAGAATTGAGAACACAAACAATTGAGATACACGAATTAGAAGACTTAGATTTATCTACAGTCAGTGAGAAAGGACAGAGATTCTATACAGACTCTACAGGTAAAATTAAATATCCAAGTGTCACAACTGTCGTAGGATTAAAGAACAGAGAACAAATTAAATTATGGAGAGAACGAGTTGGTTCAGAAGAAGCAAACAGAATAACAAAGTATGCAACCAACAGAGGAACTAACTTCCATGAAAAGGTTGAACAATATTTGAGAAAAGAAGTTCCTTACATTGAGTTTGATAATCTCATTGAGGAAGGAATGTTCAAAGGTATCAAACCAGTGTTAGATGAAATCACACCCATTGCACTTGAAGCTCCTTTGTATTCAGACCATCTAAAAATGGCAGGTCGTGTTGATTGCATTGGTATTCTTGATGGTGCATTGAGTATCATAGATTTCAAAACAAGTAGTAAGTATAAGAAAGAAGAATATGCAGATACTTACTATCTTCAGATGACTGCATATGCAATCATGGTTGAAGAACTAACAGGTAAACCAGTGGACGATATTGTTGCACTGGTCGCTTTAGAGAATGGTCATTTCCAATTGTTTGTTGCAAATCCAATAGATTATGTTGACGAATTGATGGAACTGAGAACAAGATATAAAAATCTTTATGGAGTTTAGTATGAAATATTTTAGAAAGTTTTTAATGTGGGTAGTAGATTGTTGGAGACTTGTAATGGATAATAGATATAATCCACTCAAGTATATTCCTGACCCAAGTCTACAAACATATTTCACATTGATATTATTTACCATGTGGTCTGTTTACTTTGGATTCCTTGCAACCTTTTATATGGGATGGTTAGGTTATGACATCGTGACAAGTATTATCGTTCACATTGGAGTCTTATTACCAGTTGCATTTACGAATGCAGTGTTTATAGATGCAGAGAGGGATGGTGCAAAATGGTTGAAAGATTGGAGAGACGAATGATAAGTAAAAAAGAGTTTACTGAAAAGGTAGAGAAACTTATCCAAGGTAATAGATGTGATGTAATCAGTGCAGTATTAAAAGTATGTGAAGAGTCAAATGTAGAACCTGAGGGTGCAAAGAGATTGTTGTCCACACCACTCAAGGATAAATTAGAAGCAGAGGCAACAGGATTGAACCTCGTCAATAGAGGAAGTAAATCAAAAGGAAGTTTAACAAGTTTTTATCAATCAACATAGGAGTATATTATGAAAGTAGGTGAAACAGTATCAGTAGTCACTATGTCAGGTGAGTATGTGGGTAAGTTAAAGTCATTAGAACCTTTAACACTTGAAGACCCTCGTATGATAATCCAAACAGGTGATGGTAAAATGGGATTTGCAAAAGGGATTGCAGTGACAGGTGTCATTGACCCTAAAGAACAAATCTTCAATCAGTATGTATTTGTTTGTAAAACAAATGATGATGTATCAGAAGGACACTCGTCTGCAGTGTCAGGAATAGTCACTGCAAAACCAAAGATTGTGACTTAATGACCTCAAGAGAAGGTTATGATTCTTATCAGTTATACCTCGGAATAAAATTACACTTTTATTCTGAGGATTATGACTTTGTAAAATACAATGGTAAGGTCAAAGCAGATATCAATTCATTCCTTAAACGAAAAGACAAATTCCAATTTGGTAAATTGTTTAAGAATCACAAAGAAGAACTCAAAGATTTTTTTATTGCAAACCTATCTGTCAAAGACCAGTGGGCAGGTGACTTACTAAATGAAGATGCAATCAGAGTTTACAAAGACTGGAAAAAAAGAAAACAAAGTTTGACATATGTTTTTGACACTCAAGTGTCAGATTTACTCAGGAAGAAAAACATCAATCAAGTTTTAGAAGTCAAGAATGGACAACATCCAATCCTTCTAAAAAAATATATGTCTAAAGAATTATCACTAGAGACAATTACAATCATGGATGAGATTATTGGATTCACTAAGAACTGGGAAAAACAAATCAGTGAAAAGATAGTGTATCCTGAAATCCATATAAAGATAAACAAATACAAATCATTCATTGATTACGACAGAACAAAATTTAAAAAACGATTAATAGAACTATGCTCACAATAGTAGGAAACGGCCCTAGTAGACAAGGTGTTGATTTAAACAACATAGGTGAATGGTGGGGATGCAATGCAGTATACAGGGATGGATATCATCCTGATATATTATGGGCAGGTGATATACCAATTCAATCAGAGATAGTATCTTCACAATATTACAAACACGGGAAGGTTGGTGTATGTGGTGAATGGTTGCCTTTTGAAATGGATATGTTGTATCTTATGCAACAGGGATTCGTTCAATCAGGACAGGAACAAAGAACATTCATTGATGAT